TTGTGGCCTTAGTTCTGACCAAGGATTTTCCGGATGGCACGCTGATGACCGACGCGCCATTCAGTATCGACAGCGGAGATTTTGCCGGCAGCTATCGCATTCGCGAGCCGCTGGCGCACAAGAACGGCCTCGGCGTGACCGAGCTGCATTTGCGAGAAGCGTAGGCGGGTCTGGGCTACTTGCAGCCCAGCGGAGAGAAGACAAATGGCGGAAACAACCGGCATCGTCGTGAGCGCAGCGAACATCGATGACCTCGATACAGATGGAACTCTTGCCGCGAATTCAGATGTGAAAGTCGCCACGCAGAAGGCTACCAAAACGTTTGCGAACGCCGCGAAGGCTGCGGCGATCGCGGCATGCACAGCAGCGCCCGTGGCTGCACCAGGCACCGCGACTTCTGCGGGAGTGGCCGGCACCTGGGCCTACGATGCGACTCACATTTACGTGTGCATCGCGACGAATACCTGGGTGCGTGCGACTCTGGCGACGTTCTGACGCTTTTCTTAAGGGGCCGCCCAGGTCTGCGGTAAGCAGAGCCTGGGGATAAAAATGATTTCGATTCGCGAGCAGGTTGCCAGTGCAATCGTGGCGGCCATTTCGGGATCCGGAGCGCTGGGCGCAACGGGAATGCCCGCGGGGCTGAACGTGCACCGCGAACGCACGCGGCCGATCGAGAAAGATGATCTGCCGGCCGTCCTGATCTACTTCGAGGACGAAGAGCCGGAGCCGCTGGCGAAGGAAAGATTCAGGGCGCCGCTCACAGAGCGCTGCCTGGACGTGGTCGCCGAGATTCGCTGCGTGCCGCAAAGCGGGCAATCTCCGGACGAAGCGATCGACGCGATTTACGTTTGGCTGATGCAATCGCTCGGCGCGGATGAAACGTTTGGCCGGCTGGCGATGGGAATTATCGAAGGCCCGGTGAAATGGTTTTCGAAAGAAGTAGACGTGATCTACGCGGGCGCCGCGGTTCATTTGAGCGTGCACTATCGCACCAGTCGTCTTGATCCGACGACGAAGACGGGACTTTAGCCCGCGAAATTTAAGGAGAAAACGCCATGCCAGTTCTTTACGAAATACCGCACCTGCCGATGCTGGGCAAAGGCTCCCTGCTGGCGGATATCTATTATCCCGGCGGCGCGCCCTCCGGCGCGTTCCTGCACCTGGGCAATTGCACCAAGGTGGACCAGGAGATCAAGGACGATCGCGACGAGCTCTACCAGTCGATTAACGCGGTGCCGTCGATGATTGCCAGCGCCGTGAAGAAACGCCAGGTCATCCTGAGCATTACCGGCACGGATTTCTCCAGCGACCACATGGCCGTTGGGCTGATGTCCGGAGGCAAGACGACTCTGGCCACCGGCACGACTCCTGTGACCGCTGAAGTACTGGTCTCGGTCGCAGCCTCGGCGAACCTGAAGGACCGCTTCTTTTCGCTCGTCGGCCGCAACGTTACCCCGGGCACAATCGTGCTGACGCAGAGCGGCTCGCCGCTCGTCCTCGGCACCGATTACATCATTGCCGACGCGCTGCAGGGCCTGATCTATTTCCCGAAGACCACCGGGGCCACTGGCGCCGCCGCGATCACCGCCGCGTACACTCCCGCCGCCATGAACCTGGACCAGGTGGCCGGCGCGACAAAAGCTTTCGTCAAGGCGCATTTGCGCTTCGCTCCTGATCCCACGGACGGGCAAGCGATCGGCGTGGACTGGTGGAACGTGAACCTCTCGCCCACCGGCAAGCTAGGCCTGATTGCCGACACATACGGCAACTGGGAACTCGAGGCCATGGTGCTCGACGACACGGCCAATCATCCGGCGTCGCCCTATTTCCTGAGCACGTTCTATCCGTCACCGGCTTAACCGGGTGCGGGCTCTACTTGGAGCCCGCCTAGAGAGAAGACCTAAATGCCCGGAACGCCGAACCTGAAACACACCTGGAAGACGATCGTCACGAACGGCTACGGATCGTCGCTCATCGCGGATCCGCCACTCGATCTCGCCGGCGACGCTGAAACGAATTTCGGCGTAGTCGTCGCTCCGGGGCAAACCGCGGAAATTGACGCCCCTGTCATTGTTGCCAACATCGTCTCCGCCTTCATAAAATCGAACCAGGCCGTGGAAGTCTTCACGAACGCCGCCGACGGCTCTGGCGGGCAGCACATTTCGGTGCCGGCCGGCCGATCGGTGAGCTGGAACAATCAAATGGGCATCGCCAATCCATTCACGCCCAACATCACGAAATTTTACGTCACCAACAATGGAACCGCGCCGGCCACGGTCTACGCGGGATTCCTGCTGCAGGAGTGAGAAGGGGCCGCCCAGGTCCCCGGTAAGGGGAGCCTGGGGATTGAGAACCGCATGATGGATTCCCCCACACCCGCCGAAGTCGACGAGAAAGCCAAGCGCTACTACGCGCTGAAGGAAACTCTCGTCGAGGCTCTGCAGGCGGCCAAGGACGCGCAGCTCCCTCTCGGCCAGCTGGCGGATGATCTGATCGAAACCGTGCGCAAATTCGGGTCCGCGCACGCCGAGAAATCAAAAATCCTGCACGGCATCGAAGAAGAAATCATGGTCACGTTCGGCCTGTCCGTCTCGATCGACGCGGCCGCCGTGGAAAGATTCCGCGTGGCGTTGGCGGAGAGCGAGCAATCTCGCCTCTGCGCGAAAATCTTCGACAAAACAATCCGCTGGTCGCTGATGCCGGATTCAGCCGCCACAATCAAATCGTCAAAGCTGTCGAAGCCGCTGCTGGCGCTGTATTCGCAGTGCGAAGTGATCAAGCCGCGCTCGCCAAGTCTCACCGTTCGGCCGAAATCATGACCGACCAGCTCCCCACAATTGATGGAAGAACATTCCACGGCGTGACGCAGGAACTTTCAGCCGCACAGGACGATTTCCTGATCGGACATCTCCGCCTCTCCGGCGCGCTCGATACACTTCTCTCCGCAAAAAACAATCCTCAGGAGCAGTCCGAACGCCTGCTCACGCAGATCATGGTCTCCGGACGCGGCGCCCAGGTGCTGGCCGGCTGCCTCACCGAAGTCGGCAAATCGTGGACCTACGAAGATGCCGCGCGCAATGCCGCGCGTTTCGCCGCCATCACGGACCTCAAGGATAAAATGGCCATGCGCGAGGCCGTCGTGCAATTCGTCGCGGGTTTTTTTTTGTTCGCGACTCGATCCGCCGCGACTTCCCGGAAATCTTCCAGCCCGAGCTGAAAGGCCCGCAGTGGAAAGAACGCGGCTCGGAAAACCTCGGCGAATGGGGACTGGTCGTCCGTACAGTAACGAATTGGGACCCTGTCCTGATGGCCAGGGCGCGACTCTGGCCGCTGCGCGAGCTGCTGCTCTCCTACATCGCCATCCTCAAACGCGATGCGCGCGCGCGTTACGAACATGACATGCTGATGTGGGCGGTCCTCGCTCCGCATCTGAAAAATCCATCCTCCCCGCCGAGGCCTCCACGCATCTTGAAGTGAATCTCCAGTTGTCTCGTATACCACTCGACGCCACGCTAGTCCCATGCCGAACCAACCAGATGTTGGCTTTTCGTTTGGGGTCGAAGGCGATCAGCAGCTCCTCGCAACGATCAATCGTTTGCGCGAAGAGCTGAAAAACCTCGCCGCGCAGCACGATTCCGTAAAATCCAGCGCCATCGATCTATCCAGCGCCTGGCGAGGCCTCGCCGCAGCTGCGGCCACGCTGAAGCTCGCAGAATTCGCAAAAGAGGCCTTCGATTCGGCAATCAACATCGGAAAAATGGCGGAGAAAACGGGTCTCAGCACCGAGGCCCTCAGCGTCTTCCACAAAGTGGCCGGCGATGTCGGCGTCGAGACAGAGGCCCTCGATAAGGGCCTGGTGAAAGCAGCGAGAACGATCACGCTGTTTGAACAGGGAAGCAAGAGCGCGGCGCAAGGCTTCGCACTGCTCGGGCTGAAACAGAAAGACTTCATCGGCCTAAATTCCGATCAAAAAATGCAGAAAGTCACCGAGGCTCTCGGCAAGATGCCGGAGAGTTTCGCGAAGGCGACGGCCGCGCAAGAGATTTTCGGTAGAGGCGGCGCGGAACTCATTGCCGTAATGAACCAGATCGCCGACCAGGGCTTCGACAAAATCACGGAAGAGACGAGGCGCCTCGGGCTTTTGCTCGGGAGCGAGCTGGTTGAAAACGCCCGCCTGGCGAAGGAAGCGCTGCAGGATCTCAAGGACCTGGGCGAGGGGTTGACCACGCAGTTTGAGGCCGGGCTAATCCCCGCGATCACCGATGCGAGCGTAGCTCTCGGGCAATCGATGAACGCAGGCAATGACGGCATCAAGACGTTTGGCCAATTCGTCGGAATCATCGCAAAACAGGTGGCGGAAATCTTCATCGGCGCCGGGAAGATCATCGGTGCGGTGTTTGCCGACGTTTGGGTGCAACTCGAGCCTGGATTTAACCAGACCAGGATTCTAGGAATCGCGAGTTTCGAAGCCATTGCCGACGCCGCTCGCTTCCGTTTTGCTGACGCGGCCAGGGCGCTGACGGATGCCGCAAGAGACGCACGCCGCGAAGCCGAGTCGCTGACTGCGGAGAGAGCCGCAATTTACAAGCAGTTGGGCCAAGATTTGGCCGCCACGGAAACCAATCTATTCCCGTCGGCGGAAGAGGAAAAATCCTTCGCCGCCGCTGAGAAGGTCACGCAGGATGCTCGAGATAATCTCCAGAAACAAACGGCGGAAATCCGTGAGCGACTCCTTAAAGGCCTGATCTCGCAGAAGGAAGCTGAACGCGAGATCAAGGATCTTCTCGTGCAGGAACTTCCGCTGCTGCGAGCGAAAGCGCAAGCGGAACTGGAATACGCCGAAGCGCAGGGGCACGCCAGCCAGATCGCCCGGGCGCGAGCGACCGTAAAACAAGTGAATGCCCTGTTGCCCCCAACGCAGCCGCCTCCTCTCGACGCGGGCCCATCGAAAATCACCGCTCCCGATGATGCGGCCATAAAAGCGAGTGTTCGGTTCGGCGAGAAAGAAGCCCAGGACGAGCTCGCCCTTCACCGTGCAATCGCGAAACGCGACGAGCAGATCGATACGGACCGCTATCAGAAAGGGTTGCTGTCACTCGAAGAATATTTCGCGCGACGTCGCCAGAGAATCGCGGACGATGCTGGCGAAGAGACTGCAATCCTGCAGAAGGCTCTCGTAGCCGCAAACGATGAGCTGCGAAGAACAGCCGTTGTCAGCTTCTCTGCCCACAAGGAAGCTGCGGTCAAGCATGAGGGCGCGACCCCCAAGGAATCAGCGCGCCTGGACGATGCCGCGAAAAAAGAGGCGGACCGCGCGGCCGCCGGGGAGTACGAGGCGCTCGGAAAAGTTAAGGACCTCGAAAAACAGATTGGAATAATTCGGATCGATGCGGACACGAAAGGCAACGCGCTTGATCGAGAGCGCTTCACGGCCACTGAAAGTCATCTGCTCAAGCAATTGGAAATCGAGCAGCAGATCGCCGAGGCCGCTGGAGATACGAAGAGAGTCGATGAGCTGAAGGACAAAATTGAGGATTTGAAAACGCGGGTCGAGGAGCTGCAGGCGGGACTCTCGGCCACCGATATCGACGCGAACCTGGGGAAAATTTCCGCCGGCCGCGATGTGCGCCGCACGGCCGCGGCCGCGCAACAAACTTTCGAAACAGGGGTCGACGGAAAAGGCGGAGTTAAAGGGCTGGCCGATACGAAGAGCGAACTCGGAGAGAAGGTCGCCACTGGAAATCTTCTCCCATACCAGGCCTCGAAACTTCTCTCCGACGAATACAAACGGCAAATTCCTCTTCTCGAAGCGCAAGTGAAGATTCTGCGCGATCAGGCCGCGGCGATACAGGCTACGGCCGACGCTGCAGCGAAAGCGCGTGGAGAGGCGCCCGCGCCCAGCTCGGAAGCGCAAACTCTCAGCGGCAAAGCCGACGAAGACAAGAAGGTTGTCGACAATCTAAAACGCGAGCTGCCCTCTCTCGATGCCGGCTGGATGAATTGGAAGGACGAAGCGAAAGCCGATATCGACCAGATCTCCGATCATCTGACAACCGGATTCAACGGCTGGCTCGCGGGGCACGAGAAATTCCGCCAGGCTGTGGCGCAGACCTGGAACAACATCGTTCTGACCGCGGTGCAGTCGATCGAGAAAATTGCGGCGCAGTGGATCGCGCAGCATTTGAAGATGCTGCTCTTCAAGACGGCCACCGATAAGGCCGGCCTCGCCAGCACTGCGACGACGACGGCGCAGGGCGATGCCATCAAGCGAGCTTCCGGCATTAAGGAAGTGATCCAATCGGCCAAGCAGGCAGCCGTCCACGCTTTCACCGGGGTCCATAAAGCGTTTCCACCGCCGGCCAGCTGGATTCTCGCTCCGATTGCGGCTGGGGCCGCATTCGCCGGCGCGCTGGCGCTGGGCGCATTCGCTCAGGGCGGTGCTGTCTCTAAAGGCGGGGCGCCGCGCTACGTTTCGTTTGCTGCAGGCGGAAGCATCGCCGCGCAAAGTTTCTTCGGAAACTCTCACCGCGCCGGAGGCGGGCCGATTCGCGGACCGGGCACCGGGACAAGCGATTCCATTCCCATTCTGGCCAGCCATGGCGAGCACGTGATTACGGCCGCGGGATCGAGCGCGGTCGGTCCGGACGTCCTCGACGCCATCAACCGCGATCCGCAAGGCATGGCCGCGAGGATCCACGGCGCGCTTGCGGTGCATCCTGAGAAACTGCAGCCTGCCGGACATTTCGCGGACGGCGGCGCGATCATGCGAGGCGCGTTTCTTCCCGCGATTCGCGAGCCTGCTCCGTACTCGGCCGAAGGCTTTCATCGCTACGCCGGCGGCGGCGCGGTTGAAGTCGGCGGCGCCGGAGGCACTACAAACACTTTCCATTTGCCAACACATATCGGGAATATGTCGGCCATCGACGGCGCTTCGATGAGATCGCTCATCGAGGAGCATGGCGACCTGATCGGAAAAATCGGCGTCGCCGCCATGAAACGTCACTTCCGCACGAACGGCGTGGGCGGCTGATGCTGCTCGCGTTTCTGATCGTGCTCGCCACCTTCGCCGCGGTCTACGGCTGGGGCGCGTTCATTTGGCGCACTGAAAACACGCGCAAGGGGAAACTGAATGTCTTTTGAATTGTTTCCCACGCTTCCTGGAGTGAACTGGGAAGTCAAAATGAAGGATGAATTTCGGAACCTGATCCAGTCGGCCGCGGCGCCGGGTTTTGAGACGCGGATATCGCTGGGCCCGGATCCGCTCATTCATTTCGAGTGCGATTTCACGTGGCTGCGGCAGATCAGCTACAACGCAATGATCGACGAGCTGTACGTCTTCCGGGGATTTTTCCGCAAGCGCAAAGGTGACTTCGATTCGTTTTTGTTGTCCGTGCCAATCCTCTCGGAAAATCCGGCCGATGGCGCTGTCCTCGGCCAGGCGCTCACGCCGGATGCAAACAACATTGCGCCGCTGGTGATCACGCGCGCGGGCTTTGATGAAAATATTTATGAAGCCTTCGGAGTGAACGGCAATCCAGGCACGGCGCCGGTGATCAAAAAAGACGGCACGCCGCTGACCATCACCACGGACTACAACATTGTGGGCCCGGGCTTCGCGCTCGCCGGCGTCACGTATCCAGGCCTGGCGATTCAGTTTCTCGCGTCGACGGCCAGCCACGTCATGACTACCGATTTTTCCTGGTATTACCGCGTGCGCTTCGAGCAGGGCATTCAGGAATTCGACAAATTTCTCGCGCTGCTCTACAGCGCCAACAAGGTTCAGATGGTAACGACGAGGACCCCATGAGCGAAACCAACGGCGTAAACGTTGCGGCCGAACATGTCACGGGCCTGGATGTTTTTTGCCGCGGCGTCATCGCGACCTATGGCGGAGACGGTCCGCCTGGTCCGACCGGACCTCAAGGTCCAAAGGGCGACACCGGAGACGTCGGCCCACAAGGCGCAGCGGGAGCAACCGGATCTGCTGGCGCGACCGGCTCGACCGGAGCTGCTGGTCCTCAAGGTCCGAAAGGCGATGCGGGAGACACAGGTCCGACGGGCGCGATCGGCGCGACGGGTACGCAAGGTGCAACGGGAGCGGCCGGATCGTCTGGTGCCACCGGCTCACAAGGCCCAGCGGGCGCGACTGGCGCTACGGGTCCACAAGGACTGAAAGGCGATACCGGAGATATCGGCCCGCAAGGCGCAACGGGAGCAGGCGGGTCTGCTGGCGCCACCGGCACGACCGGCGCAACTGGATCTACTGGGCCTCAAGGTCCGAAAGGCGACACCGGAGATACCGGCTTACAAGGTGCAACGGGAGCGGCCGGATCCGTCGGAGCTACCGGCGCACAAGGCTCCACTGGCGCGACCGGCGCGCAAGGTCCGCAGGGAACAACCGGATCGACTGGATCACAAGGTCCTCAAGGCGCAACAGGGCCAGCCGGAACTACCGACTACACAAATCTAACCAACAAACCGACGCTGGGCACGGCAGCGGCCAAGGACATTCCCGCCTCGGGCGACGCTTCATCGTCGCAGGTTGCCTATGGAACTGACACGCGGCTCACCAATGCGCGAACGCCCTCTGCCCACGCTAGTTCGCACAATAGCGGGGGATCAGATGCGCTCGCGATCGATTCCGCCGCGGCTACTGGATCGCTGAGAACCCTCGGCTCTGGTGCGGCGCAAGCGTGCGCAGGCAATGACTCGCGTCTCACCAATTCGCGTACTCCGACGGCGCATGCGAGCACACATTATTCGGACGGTTCGGACCCCGCGATCGCGCCGACCGCCGCTGCATCGGCGACGACCGGAACGATGACCGTCAATCTGCCGAGTGACGACGGCGTGATCACCATTACGCCAACGGGCGCGTGCACGTTCAATGGATCGGGAGGAAAAGCGGGCGCGCGCTGCACGTTCTATATCACGACCAGCGGTACATCCAGCTTTACGCTGACGTGGGGAACAAACTTCAAAACTACGACGACGCTGGCCACCGGCACTACGACCGCCAAGGTGTTCTGCGTGTCGTTCGTTTGCAAGGACGGCACGACCTGGGCCGAGACCGGACGCACCACCGCAATGTGAGGACGCAATGAGAACAAACATTCAAGGAAACACGGTTCGGCACTCCATGCGAATCAAAATCTTCTGGCCGCGCAACAGCCGGTGCAGTTACCAAACGCTGCGTGCCAAACCCGGCGAGGGCTTCACCGACTTTCAGATCGAGCTGATCTTGGGTCGCGTGCTCGGCCACGTCGAGCAGAAATTTCCCGCGCATGAATATTCAATCGTTCCGGTGGGCCCAGCGGCTTTCAACTTCGTTTGGCGGGGTGAGAAGCCGGGGAACGATTGTTCTGGCGGGCTCCAAGTAGAGCCCGCACCCGAGCCGGATTTCGATTCGCAACTCGAGGAGGAAAAAGTACATGCACACGGCTGAGGCAGTTACGATCGGGGCGCTTTCGGGCTTCATTCTGGGAACCATTTACAAAGACGTGCTCTTCGGTTTTTATCACAAGGAAGTCTCAGCTCTGCGGACGGAGTTGCGGGGCTTCACGGATTTCATCACCAAACGCTTCAAGTAAGGGCAACAGAAGCGATTCTCCAGTTGATGGCCGCGCGTCCCCCGGCTGATCCTCATTCTGGCGGGCTGTAAGTACAGCCCGCACCCTATGCGCACCTTCATCTCCGGGGCAGGCGCCGATTCGACGGCCGCGGTGCTGGCGCACCTGGCCGCGCATCGCGAGCTGCATCTCGCCGATCTTTACGTCATCAACACCGCGCCGTGCTACGCGGGGCAATATCTCGGCCGCACTTTTCTGCTCACCGATTTTCCTTCGCCGCTGCTGTGGGCCCATCGCGGCACGTTCAAGACGGGCGTGATCCTGCGCGGCGAGGTG